CCTTGTATCGCCGAACGATGTACTGTGAGATGGGGATAGCTCGTTTTAGTGCAGTGTAATCGATCATCATCGGTAAGTTTGATTTGATCCGTTGTGCATTACCGTCCAGGATGAACTTGAGCATAGCTTGGCGATATTGGACTGGAAGGTAATGCAGATTATAACTAAGCACGGTCGCATATGCGCTCTCATAGAAAAATGGTAGAGCCAGTGGCATAGGATCGTGTTCCCGCCCAGCGTATGTAATGGTTGATAATGCCCCGATCATCAACTTCTGGATCTTTTTCTTGTCATATCCCGGTGTTTTATAGATCGACGGATTAAGCAAACCGAGACCAACATCCTGTTTATCATACCCAGTATAAAGCTCTGCTGCGTCTTTCGATACATTGCTGGAAAGTATGGGCATTCGATACTCCTAAATAGTTACGTTCTATTTATCCTAAAGAGGCTATCGATGTCCGACAAACTTTTGAACGAATACCACTGGAATCCGATTAAGCTGGGTCAGGGCTATGACTTCTCGGCAAAACATGACGACAACAGTCAAATGGCGAGTTCGCAGTGGTATAACAAATACATATCAACAGAAGGTGATCGCCGTACCAAAATGTTCCGTTATAATAAAATGGACATGGCTTCGGTCGAGATCGCCCGTGCCCTGGATACGATCGCAGAAGATTCGTCCTTTTCCAATGTAACCAATGATTCTGCTTTTGAAGCAACCGCTAAAGAGGGAACCTTCTTGCTGAAAGGTATGGTTAAAGCCATGGGTTACATCAAGGACAAATGGGAATTACGGACCGGACTTGATACCGAGCTCTATTACCATATCCGCGAAGTGGTGAAGTATGGATTCCTTATCTTCATGAAGAAGAAAGATGGATCCATCAAGAAGCTACGACAGGAACAAGCTGTCGGATACGTCCTCAGTGGGGAAGATGAAACCGAAGTAACCCACTACCTGATTGATTTTGACGCACCCTATGCTGATATATCAGAGAACTACAAAGTGGCCCACACTAACAAAGCCACTCGTGGCGGCGGAAAGGAAGGACAAAGTATCCGTCCAGTATCCGTCAACGAATTGCTGGTGCTGAAGATCGGAGTTGGACCTTTCGGCGAAAGCATCCTGGAACGTATCTACCCGGTATGGGCAAAGATGCAGTTGCTTGAAGATGCCGTGGTTATCTATCGAGTGGTTCGTGCTCCGGAACGTCGGGTCTTTTATATCGACGTTGGTAGGCAACCAGCCCACAAGCAAGAACAGATCATGAAACGTTACATGATGAAACTCAGACAAAAACAAGTCGTAAAAAACGGCGAAGTCAGTACTGAGTTTGATCCACAATCAACAACCGAAGATTTCTTTTTACCAGTAACCTCCACCGGTCGAAGCTCGCGAATAGAGACTCTCCAAGGTGGCCAGGGTATTGGTGAGCTGGGCGATGTGACCTATATGGCCCGTAAACTGGCAAAAGGTCTGCGTGTTCCTCCCTCAATGGTAGAGACTCACAACGATCAGAATGATCGGGACTCTTATAGTGATATGCGGGTTGGCCAAGTCTACCAGGTAGAAATGCGCTACATGGGATACATAAAACGGATCCAACAACGTATTGCTAAACCGTTATATCAGCACTTCTTAGATTTTGCTGAAGCCAGGGGCGTTGCTATTCCAGTTGAGAAAGTGGATTTCTTTCTAAAAGAAGCCCACTCATTCACCTTGTATCGGGAAATCGAACTGAACCAAAGCTTGCTGAACGTGTTCAACTCTACGACACAAGCCCCAGGTATGTCAAAGAAGTATGCGATGAAGCGATTCCTTAACATGGACGAAGATGCATTGATTGAAAATGAGATCATGACATTGAGAGAGAAAGGTCTGGATGACGAGCAGATCAAAATAATACCACAGTTTGCTGTAGATAATGTCGTGTACGGTGATGGCAGACTTGGTAAGGACTACGGATTACCAGAAGTTGATCCGGATCAAGCTAGATTTTGATCGCTTAACTGATAAATAACAATAGAAACTAGGAGAATACCCATGGAATTTGAAGATATTTTTGGTAAAAGTCGCGAAGAAATGCTTGATGAGATCCGAGCAGTCACCCGTGATGCTATCGATGAAGTCGCATTCGACAAGAAAGACGATGATGACGAAGACGACGAAGACGATGATGACGATGATGACAAGAAAGACGATGATGACGATGACGATGATGATGAAGACGTAAAAAAAAAGAGTCTGAGTGAGGCCAAGAGCGGCGATGACGCCGCTTATGAGAAGTTCTTCAATAAAGCATTGAAGAAATTCAACGTCAAAGAACCAGACGAGCTATCCGGCGATAAGGAAAAGGAATTCTACGACTACATCGATAAGAACTGGAAAAGCGACAGTGAAATGAGCGAAGCTCGGGTAAAAACAACTACCTTCGACCTGCCTAGTCACTGGGCAGGTGCGCTCATTAACGGCGACTATAGTGGTCTCGATAATAGCGATGAGCGTGAACTGCGATCATTCCTACGTAAGAATCCAGATGCCAACGGGATTACCGCCGATGTTAAAGATCTGGGGTTTAAGACATCCAATGATGCAAATCGCCTGGGTGGAGATGTAAGCCGGTTTACGGCAATTGTGAGGTAATGACAAATGATTTTTTATGAAGATACCTCTTATGAGGTCGGTGCTCTGGTCGAAGAAGCTGCCGGAGGCAAACCGAAGAAGCTGTATCTGAAAGGCGTGTTTGCTGAGTCCGAGAACAAAAACAAAAATGGTCGGATCTATGATCGAGCTGAGATGCTACGAGAAGTGGACCGTATCAATACTGCGGCTGCTCAAGGACATTATGTATTGGGCGAGAATGGTCATCCCGTTCCATCCCGACTCGAAGTAGACATCGAACGAGCTTCACACAAGATCGTTGAGATGTGGATGGAGGGAGATAAAGCTTTCGGTAAATCTGAGGTATTGGTACATACACCTTCCGGTAAGATTTTGGAAGGACTGCTGATGAGTGATGTGGGGTTGGGCGTATCTACTAGGGGATCCGGTAAGATGGATGAATCTTCTGGTCGGATATCTAACTTTCATATGGCCACGGTCGATGCTGTATGGGGGCCATCTGCTCACTCTGCTTACCCCGAAACGGTGATGGAGTCTATTCAACTGTATAAGCGGGGTGAACTGATTGGTGATCTGGCGGAAGCTGTTATACATGATGTCCAAGCCCAAAAGTACTTTCAGAAAGAACTAAAGCGATTCATTGAGTCGATCAAGACTAAATAAAACCATGAAATTAGGAGTTTAACAACATGTCCACTAAAAAATTGAAAGACCTATTTGAGAGCTCAGTCCTCAACGAAGAGAGCAAGGCAATGGTACAGGAAGCATTTGATGCTGCCGTTAGCACCGAGCTAGACTCTTTGCGCGAAGCCGAAGAACTGAAGTTCGCAGAAAAGCTTTCCGAAGCTCGCGATCAATTTGCAACAGAAATGGTCAGTATTATCCGCGAAGCCGTTGATGCCGAAATCGTTGATCTGAAAGAAGAAATAGTGAATTCTCGTACTTTGGAAGAGACGTATGCTGAGAAGCTGGTAGCGTTCAAAGAAAAATTCTATGAGTCTGCTTCTAGTAAAATGGATGCAGCAATCGAAGAAAAAGTAAAAGCAGAGATGGATGAACTTCGTGATTCTATTGATGAAGCTCGTAAGAATGAGATGGGTCGTAAGATCTTCGAATCATTTAAAGCAGAAATCCTGGAGCAGGGTATGGTTGATGAGTCTGATCTGAAATCAGTTCAGGGAATCAAAAACCAAATGGCTGAACAAGAAAAAACTATCGACAGTCTCAAGCGGGATTTGAAATTGAAAGAAATCCTGGAAAGTGTAACTGAAGCAAAGAAAGGTGTTGTATCCACAATGTTGGAAGACACCGACACAGACAACCTGGAATCCAAGTTTGAGAAAATTATGGAATCCATGTCCAACAGTGATGGTGATGATGATAAGTCATTGGAAAAAGCTAAAAAAGCCAAAGCTAAAAATGCAATGTTGGAAGAAAGCGCTGTTATTATTTCTGAAAACAAGTACACGAACAAAAAAGAGATCAATCGTCGGTTCCAGGCACGTCTGGCTGCGGGTTTAGAAGACTGATAACTCGTTTTTAAAAACGAGTTTGATAAATAACAATAAGAAACTAGGAGTTTACTAAAATGTCTGATTATGAAAATTTTGAAGAAATGAAAGGAGACTTGCTTGATGGCGTAAAAGGCCGTAAGCGTGTTTTCCTAGAACAGATGATGGATCAAGGCCATAAAGTTAACGGCACCCAGGGTGCAATGGCTGAACAGGTTCAGTTGTTTGGCGAGTCAACCTCAACCGGCTCCACTACCACTTCTGACATCACACGTTATGACCGTTTGTTCATGCCGTTGATGCGTCGGGTAATGCCTTCATTGTTCGCAGTTGAATTGTGTGGTCTGCAACCGCTGGACGGTCCTCGCGGCAACATCCGTACTATCAAGAAAGAATACAGCCGCAGTGTCCTCGACACTGCCGGTGGTTCTAACCTTGTTACTGCTGGTGATGAAGCTTCTGCCCAGAATGTTTACGACAAGTACTCATTGATTAACAGTACCGACGAGTATGATTCCGTTGATGCTATGGATCCGTTTGACCAAACAGTGAACTTGGAAGGCGATCGTGGTAACCCCATGAAGCTGGAAGTCATCATGAAGCAGGTAGAAACAGTTAACCGTAAGCTGAGTGCTGCTTACTCACTGGAAGCTGAAGATGATGCCGATTCTCTGGACAATCTGTCCATGGAAAGTGAAATGATCGCAACTCTGTCGGATCAGGTTCGTCGCGACATGGACGTTGAAGTCCTGACTCGTATGAAAGGTTTGGCTGGTACCGTTCGATCTCTTGATTTTGCTAATGTAGATGGTCGTTACGCAGGTGAGAAACTTTCTGCTATGACTATCAGCATCGATGAAATCTCTGCTGAGATCTCTCGTAAGACCAAAATCGGCGGTGCATCATGGATTGTTGCTTCTCCGCGCATTATCGTTGGTTTGAAGAACGCGTCCAACTCCGGTTATATGCCTAACCAGGAGCATGGTTACAACGTCTCTGCCTCTGCGATGGTTGGTACTTACAACGGTCTGCCGGTTTATGTGGACAATGCTTCTGAGTCTGATTACTACCTGTTGGGTCACAAGTCATCCGATCAGGATACTGGTTTGATCTACAGCCCGTATATCGGTCTCGCAAGCTCTGGTCTGATCGTCAACCCAGAAACGTTCGATAAGCGCATGGGTATCCGTACTCGTTACGCGCTGACCGACTTCACCGATCCCACCACGGATCTGGCTCACAGCCCCGACTTCTTTGGTCGTGCGACTGTTGCCAATCTGACACTGGGCTTCACGTCTTAATAAACTGAAGATACCATCGGTTCTACTCTAAACCCGGTTCGCCGGGT